AACCTTCGTTGACACCACAGCTTTTGTCGTCTCCGCCGGGGCTGCCGTACCAGTAGGTTCTGAGGGCACAGCAGGTGTAATTTCCGCTTTTAATTCCTTTTCAGGAACAATAGGCGGAGCATCTTGCACAGGGATACCTGGAATTTCAATTCCTTCAACTGCAAGCTCTTCATCAGGGACATCAACAGAAGCAATTCTACTTGAATAGATGTTTCTGAATTTTTCTCTTTCAGAGAATTCTACAGGAAGAAGTTCCCCCACAAGATACATTTTACCTTTGTGCTTAACCCACTGGCGCGTAACCCTATAACGTAACATTAAGCTACGATACCGTCAAAGAAGGCGCCCATGTCTTTAGCTACAACGCGCATATCGTAAGCCAGCTCACATTCGATACGTTCTGTACCGATGCCCAATTGAGGCAAAGCAAATCTGTTGATTCTCCCACCGAGTGCATTAGAACCCATTAAGCCAGACCATACAAAAGTATAACCAGCTGTAGCAGTTTTAAGCTTCGGTGTAGGTGCGGAGTAAGTCAACAACGCGTGATTACCCATAACGAACTTCATGCTTGCATCCTGGCCCTTTTTGGCGATGTTCTGGATGGAGTTGCACACAAGAATGCGCTCCACGTCAAACAACTGAGCCAAAAGGTCCATAGTGACAACACCCTTCTGGGTGTATTTAATACGATCGATGATATCCGGATGCTGACGGAGTACATCAAATACTCTACGACCAAGGGTCAAGGTATTCGGACGTTGGCCCGTAAGCTCTGCCATAGAAGTTGCCACGTCGGCAATATCACTGACAGGATCAGAGTTTGCATAGTCGCTCCAGTAGGTAACTTTGCCTGCGGTGCCACTTGTGCCACCTGCAAGATCCTGCGCCCACACACCTGCTTTGAAGTAAGTTCTCGCCCAGTTATTTTCCTTATTCAGCAAAATCTTGTCAGCGACGAACTCTGTAGCATCTTCATCAGGAGTCAGAGGACTATCGGAGTTTGTGCGATCCTCTTCAGTGACATCCTTATGGAATGCGTACTTCTTGCAGAAGTATGTTGGCGTGTTATCGATGTCGTAATCGCCGCCAGCGGATTCGGTACCGATTGCACGCTCTTCAGCGTCATCACGGAACCAGTCTTCTTTTTTGTACATGAAATATCTGTCAGACTGTTTCACAACAGGGACGGATGGGAAAACCTTATCCGCGACAAAGTTTGCAGTGTCTTGCATATACTTAACACTGATGTTGGTTAACATTGTGTCAATATGCGAATCTGAACGATTAGCCATGGTTATATCCTCCTTATGTTAAGTTATTTGATTATGCTGTCGGCGCGTCGTACTTGCCGATTAAAACAGAGATGATATCGTTAGCAGCTGTAGCTGCATCAAGAGCGATACCACAAACCTTTTGACCTACTGTCGCAGTAGCAACAGTGCTATTTGCACCAACTGCTACAGCAACGCCAGCAGCGATCGGAGCAGCGGCTTTTGCAAAAGTAATACCCTGGATCATGACCTGACCGGCTTCACCCAGTTTAACTTCTGTTTGCAAGAAACCTACCGCTTGTTCAGCTGCAGCGCACGGAGTGAAGATATGCTCCCCAGTGACCTTAACAGGGACATATTTCTTACCTGTCATGTCAACGGAAGCTTTAAGAGAGATTGTCATACCTTTAAGTTCTAATGCCATTACATTTTCCTCCTTTTCCAGAAAAAATATTATTCTTGGTTGCGATAACGGTCATACAAGTCAGGGTCGGCTGCAATTACTGCAGCGACGGCGTCGTTGTAAGACATGTCCGGCTTGTCGGTACGCATCTTTTTGACACGATTATCGACTTCTGTAGCCGCGTTGGTGGATTCCGGCAATCCCTCTTTACTGCCGAGGGACACATAACCACCGCTGATTGCAGTGTTGGCCACTTTGAGCAAGGATTCAACAGAAGCGAACTGTTCTTTGTTGGCAGTAGCTAAAGTAAATAATGCTGCGGTGTCCGTAGCTGTAATCGGCAGTTTGTCATAGACAGCCATTGATGTTTTGAAATCCTCAAATGCTTTTGCATTAGCTGCTTCGGCGAGTTTATTCTCAGCGACGAGTACAGCGGCTCTTGCATCAAGGATCATCTTTCTCGCATCTTCTGGCATAGCGTTGAGGATCTTATCCTCTGCGGATGTAGAATCAGTTGCTTGCTCAAGAGTAGTGACTTTCGCATTAGCGGCAGTCAAATTATCCTGAAGAAGTTTCTTTTCTGCATCCCATACAGTCAAATTATCCTGAAGAAGTTTCTTTTCTGCATCCCATACAGACTGTTTAGCCGTAATAGCGGCAGTAACAGCTGCATCTGTGACAGTCGTGATATGACTGTTAATGGTTGCTTGCTGCTCAGCAGCAATGGTATTCAAGATATCTTGGAAATTCATAACTGGTGCTCCTTCCTGTTTGCTTTTGATTGTTGGATGTAAACTGTTTAGCTTCTCTTTAAGCTTATCCGCATCCAAGAAATTGCTGAAAGCGAATGACACACCATTATACATGAATGCATCTTCGTCGTTGGCATCAACTACCATTTCAGCGCTCTTATCCTCGGTAATCTTATCGACAAAGCCAAGCTTTAGTGCCTCATCGGCACTAAGCCACGTTTCACTATCCATTAGAGCGGATAGCTCGGCATCATCCATCTTAGTCTTACCCTTGTAGGTTGCGACAATTGTGTCTTTAACCTTGTTTAAAACTTCGATAGACTTTTGCAGGGTAGCAGCGTCGCCTTGAGCACGCGTCGATGGATTATGAATCATCATCAATGCGGATCTAGACATAAACACTTTATCCCCTGCCATAGCAATGACAGTTGCAGCCGAAGCGGCAATACCATCAATGTACGTATTTACAGTGGCGCTGTGGATTCTCAACTGATTCATAATCGCAGCGGCGGCGAAAACTTCACCACCAGGGCTGTTTATATAAACGTTGATAACCTTCGCATTAGGGTAATTTTGCAAATCTTTTAAGAACGAAGATGTTGCAACATCACTGTCATCACTAAACCAACCACGCGAAGAAACGATAGCGCCATAAACATACATATTTAGTACGCCAGAGTTAGTAGGCCCAGATGCCAAATTCCAAAACTTAGTAAAGGCTTCGGGCATTTTACTTACCTCCTTTCTTCGTGATAGGTGGCTTACCTGTTTGAGCAGGTACCTTAGGGGTTGCTTTAGCCGGCACAGGATCTGCATTTGGATCGGTTGGATCCGCATTTGGATCTGGTGTCGGTGTTGTTGCACTCCGTGATAATTGAGCTTCTCTATTTTCATCTTCTTCAGACGTTTCAGGTAAATTAGCTACACGACGTAGATAATTTTCCAAATCGAGATCTGGGAAGATCGGCATCTTTGCTCCGGCGAGTGCCTTAATATAATCACCCAATTCTTTAAGATCGGGAGTAACAACCGAACTGACTTTGAATTCTGGCGTTCCAGTTAATCCTTGGAATGTATTCATTGCAATCAAACGCGGAATAGCATAACGATTAAGAACTTCAGCTACACCATTCAGTTGTGATTGTAAAGACGCCGCTAACATACTCTGCTTAACCTTCGCCAAAGCGAAAGAGCCGACCTTATCAGCACCTAGCATGACAATATCAGCTAACATAGTAATTGCAATACGTTGATCCCAACGATTAATTATGTCGCTCGTATCAAATTGCCTTGAACTACCTGACGATAGAAGTTCTAATTTCCAATCTGCAGGTAATACAACACCTTCATTACGATCACGCCGAATACTGGATACAAGTTTTAAAGCGGACGTTTTTGCAATGACCGCCTGCGGATTGTCTTTATCAAAGATATTAACACCCGGAGGAGCAGTTACAACAGGAAGACCTGCTAAATCACGCTCAATACCGATGCCTTCAATTTCCTCGATATGTTTCTTAAAATACCAAGAACGATAAGCACCGCGTAAGAATGATTTACCTTCCGGATTTCCTCTGTTCGCCGTTGTACGAAATAAAAGACCGCGCCCTATTGGAATCTCAACAGAGCCCGCAGTAGTATATTGTTTCATACCCTGTAATCCACCGGTATCATCCATCATCCATCCTTGTAAGGACGTTTGAGCTCTGCCCGGTAATTTACGCCAACCAATGCGGCCATCATCATACTTGCTGTTCTTCGTCGGATCGGCTACATCGCCCATTCGTCTCTTGTATATAATCTCATGGTACGAAAAGCCATATTCGAAAAAGGATGAAAGGTCATCAATGAAATCTGCCCACGTTGTACTCATATCATCTTTACACTGACGTACAAATTCGGCAGCTTCTTTATCTGCATCTAAATCAGAGGCAGGAACGACATCCCAAACAACATTTTGAATCAATTGCTTAGAACAAAGTAAAATAGCCGTTATAACAGCATCATTACTGCTCATCTCTTGATAAACGGCTCCTGCTCTTGGCCATTGTAAGCGTGGTACAAACTCTTCATACACGCCTCCGCCGCTAGTGCGTAACCCAGTCGTGCCTCTCTCTGCAAAAGAGACAGCATCAATATGCTTAGCTGGAGCAATAGGTGGCGCGGTTGGCGCTTTATTAAACAATAACGGAAATGCACCCAAATATATTACCTCCTCTCTTTACATTAATCGTGAAAAATCTGTTGTAAAATAACCAGCGCCTAAATCCGACTCATCTGCCCAAGTGTTATCTTCCTCTTCAGGCTTTTCAACACAAATTGGATTTCCATAATCTGGCAATACACTTAATTCGGAGAATGCACCTGAAAGGCCATCAACCATATCATCATGTATACCACCTGGAAATGACTCAGCCTCGTCAAAGAAAACATCTATATTTCGGCAACCAGACAGATATTTTATATGACCACGCTCAGCCGCAGCGGAAGCAGCTAAAGCACGCTGTACTTTAGAACCTGTAGAAGCTATTGGCTTATACGCATAACCCATTAGGATTGTACGCGCTTTATTGTCAGTGACACCTATGCCAGAAGAGCCAGGTTCTCTTTCTTCTCGGATATTAGTACTGTAACCATCAGAGGCAGCAGTGTCTTTTTGTAACATCTCTGTTCCTTCTGGTGATTTACGTTCACGAATAATATCCTCGATGTAAAATATTCCCCCAGCTTCACTAAGTAAAAACCCGACTGTATAATCGGGTTCACCAGAGCGATTCTTCTTTTTGGCTTTTTCTTCATCAGAAGCAGCCATATCCCACCAACGTACTTTTTTTCGAAAGGCGGGCAATTCAGTAACCGCTTGGAACCAACTCCGTTTGAACATATTCCCCTTACGAATGATCTCCCAGTTACCGTCGCGTAAACGTGAACGTGTAACAGGGTCCAACTCATCAAGAGAGTGCTCATATTCGTCGACATCCAAGTAAGGATTATCATTCATACCCGCCGGGATGAAGACTCGACCCTTTGCCGGGCCTTCATCAATATATCGCTTTTTCACCCAGAGGCCACCATCATCTTCTGGTGGATTGCTAGCACCCCGCACACGCAACGGAATACTAACATTCTTTAAACGCCTGAGGCGTGAAAACATGTAAATGTAGTTATCCATATTGAAATGCGTTAATTCATCAAAGCCGATGTATTGATATTCACCGCCCTGATAGTTAAACTTGTCGTTTGGATTCTCAAGATAGCCAAACTGCAAGATCGAAATATTCTCTTTATGCGGCCCATACTTCTGGAAGAATTCGAATTTCTTATCTTTTTC